CTATTACAAACCTACGATAAAGGTGAGGGGGTTGGAAAGGTAAAAATAAGGAGCGGAAACCCTGCAGACAGTGACAACCCTTACAAGTTAACTATAAACGCCATTGATGACGGGCCTCTTATTAATCCTTCGTGGTCGGCGGTAGTTCCTATGATAGCAGGAGAGGAAGGGCAGACCGCAACGACAGCTAATGTTGTTGTAGATCCAGGTTCAACATTAACAAATGTAAAACTCAGCCTTATGATTGACGGAACACTGTATGCCACCATAAATGTAACGCTTACAGTAGGTCCTTTTGAGTTTGTTTATATGCCACAGTTTGATTTTGCTGTAGGGCAAACGCTCACTTTTATGCTATCAAGCATTGATGGTGATGTTATTATGCGAGGCAATACAGGTACTGGTGTTCCTGTTATTGATCAGTATGTCCTTACGTGGATTAACAAACCATTAGCAACCGAAGAACTAGCCAACAACAAGCTAAAATCTGGTGATAACGTTAGTGAACTAGTTAACGACTCTGGATATTTAACCTCTACGCCTGTGAATACTGTATTTGGGCGTTTAGGTGATGTTGTTCCTGAGTTGAATGACTATTCTGCCGGACAGGTGTCTACCGATTCTGGGCTTGGTGTTCAGAATGATTTAAATACTTTGGCTGTATCGGTGTCTCAATCTGTTACGGAAGTTCAACAAGGCTTTTTAATTAATGTTGATTCGTCAAACCCTAATAAACCTTTAGTCTCATTTGGTCTAGGCTCTGTTGTTGAGTCGATTAGTGGTGATGATTTATCAGGCACAGCACAAAACCCTATAATAAATAGTTACCCTGTTACTGATAAATCAAAGCTATCAGGCATCGAAGCATTAGCACAGGTAAATAATATTTCAGATGTTAACGCTACAGATTTAACTGATGGAGGCGAAACAGTCTTACACACACATCCAGCGGTAAATGTTTACGGTTCTGAAAGGCACCAAGTTGCAGACTTAACGTACACATCAACAACGAATGAATTTGGAACCCCTGACGCGAGCAATACAAAGCTAACAATAGTAACAGCATCATTACCTCCAGGTAATTATGTTATAAAAGCTTATTTTCAGTTTATGATGACAAAAGACAAGCGCTTTGAGGCTGGTATATATCATACAAATAGCGCTTCATATCTAAATGACCCTATGAAGTATAAATCAGATGAGGATTCGGACGAGCTATCACAAGCATTTACCAGTGATGATTTGGCTTTGTCTGGTGTTAATACTTTTAAATTGATATTCGGGAAAGAGTCAGGGGCAGGAACAACAGCTACTATGGGAGATGCTGTCATGGAGTTGATACGAGTAAGCTAACCATACATCAAGTGGGGATCTAGTTAAACTAGGAGAAGAATTAATACTTACTGATACTGATGACGGTTTAAAGTATCAAGTAACTGTTGATAAAGGAGGTATAGTTTTAGTTTTAGTTCCATAAATAATAAAGCCCTTATTAGTGTTAATAAGGGCTTTATTTATCACTATTTTTAATTAATGCATAGCGTGATATAATCTCAATTAACAATCATACAGGTGCAAGTCATGGCTCAAAACTTAGTAATTCCAAATAAAGACAATAAAGTCGTACTATTATTTAATGGTATCGTATTGATTGATGCTACTAATATAGTTGTTCAATTTGGTAATGAAATATATTCTACGCTAACAACTCCAGATAAGGTTGTTGTTACTCCAGCCACAGCAGAAGATCCAGAGTGCCTTACATTAGATTTATCAGAAACGTTAGAAGTCGGAAAAATATTTGCAACTGTAACTTATTTCGATAGCGCAAGCGTAAACGGAACTGATATAACGTCTAGAGAGTTAAATAACCTAGATAAAATTGTCGTCGCTGTTGGTAGCCAGTTAATTATAGAGGATGGCTCTATTGTTGATCTAGCTAACTCCTATGCTAGTGATGAAGAGTTTAAAGTCTATGCTAACCTTCGTAATTTTGATATACCTGCAACACAGCCTGATAGAGAAGCCTTACTATTATTAGCCATGGATTATTTAGGTGGTAAAGAATCAAGTTTAAAAGGTTGTCGTGTAAGTATAGATCAAGAGCTATCATGGCCCCGTAAAGGTGTATGCGCTAAAAACTTTAATGTTGCTTCTGACTCAATTCCAAAGGATATTAAAAAAGCGCAAATGGAATTAGCCATTCAAGCAAGCACTAGTGAACTATTAGTTAATGCCAGCGTTCAAAATATCCAACGTGAAAAGCTTGGAGACTTAGAGGTTGAGTATTTTAGTGGCGGATCATGGACAACTGTTGACACCGCTAGAGCAAACACTTATTTGAATTATTACAATTCATTATCTGCAAGTTCAAATCTAACCTTGAGAGTTTAATAATGGCTGATAGAAAGTCTTTTCAAAACTTAGCTAATAGATTAATCAATGTAACATTTGGTGGCTTTCGAGATGATGTAATACTTGAAAAGGTTGGCGCTGTAAATTATGCAAATCAATCAGAGTCAATAACATCAACTGTAAACACTAAAGGTATACGCATTGAATATAGCAAATCACAATTTGGTGGCTCGTTAGTTCAAATAGGCGATTATATGGTTATTGTTGAGCAACAAAGTGTTGATTTTGATGTTACCGTTGATAATGTTAAAATGACATTCAACGGTAAAGCTGTAAATGTTATCAATGTCACTGAAGATGCAGCAAGGGCTGTATTAACTATGCAAGTTAGAGATCTATAATGGACATTAGTATTCCTATTGATGGAGAGCTTGAAGAGTGGGTTAATCAAGAGGCTAGAGCAGTATCATTAAGCCTATTAACAGGACTAGTTAGAACGACTCCTGTTGATACTGGTAGGGCTAAAGGTAATTGGTTTGTATCTAATACGAGTTCAAATAGAACTCAAAGCGATGTAAGAAGATTATCACAGGCATTGTCTGAAGGTAGTTCTGTAATATCACAGGCTAAAGTTCTTAATTATCCAACGATAACACTAAGTAATAACTTACCATATATAGAAAGACTTAATGACGGATCATCTACTCAAGCCCCTGCAAAGTTTGTAGAGAATGAAATAACAAGAGTAGTTAACGCGAGTAACTCTAATGGCTGATAATATAGCTTTGACGCAACCAGATTTAATAAACAGATTATTAGATAATTTACCTGCAGGTTATTCAGCTGATGATGTTGAACTGCCAAACTGGAGGCCTCAAACGCAACTTAATAGAAAATGGTTGAGGATTAGCGTTTTACCAGGTGCAACAACTAATGTGCAAGCGGATGGGTTTTATAAACGTACATTTGGTTTTTGTGTTGTAGATTGCTTTTATCCTGTTGGTAGTGGCGATCAAGCACAATTGAATGACGTTAAATTAATACAAGACTTATTTGAAAACAAAGAGTTCGGCAATACCAAAACACAAGAAGCATCCCTATTAAATGTGGGTGCTGATGGTGCTTGGTATCACCAACAAGTGAACATTAATTTTTATTTTGAAGGAAACTAAACATGACTACAGTAAACGATAGATCATTGTCAGGTAACGATATTAGCGTTTACTTGTCACCAATGGCGGTTAAAGGCACTGTTGATACAAATCCTGTATTTAATCAATTTAGACGTACGGAAGGTAAAGCACGACAAGAAATCACCTATGTACAATCAACTGAGGTTAAATCTAATCGACAAGGCCGCGCACAAGTTCAAGACGCATCAACTTTTAATGCTGAACTTTCTTATGAGCTTTCACAAGATAGTGCAAAGTATTTAGATGGTTTAATTCATGGCACATTAGCAGATAATTCTATTGTAGATTCAGCAACTATTGAATCTACTGCTGATGGATTTACCTCGACAGGTGAGTTTGCAGATTTGGTTGTTGGTGATTGGTTTAAAGTTTCTGGATTTGCAGATGATACGTTAAACGTATTTTATAAAATTGCAACTAAAACAGATGCTAGTAATATTACTACAACTGTTGCACCTACGTCTGTTGAAGGTGCTGGTACTGTAACATTCGAAAGTATGAAAACTAGCTCAGGTAGTGATCAAACTTATTACATTGCACAAACAAGAACAGTCGACAAGTCTAAAACTGGTGATATTGATTATCGCACTTTTTATGATGCAGTAATCAATACTGGCACAATTGAAGTGGGTGAAACTGGTATTGTTACCGGTGCATTCTCAATGAACATCGAGCGACTACTAGAT